TCGGGAAGCGGGTGGAAGGAGTGTGTGATGGGTATGATAGCGTCATATCTTGATACTCTATAATTACCGCCGGGGGATGCAGAGCATATTGAAGCACATTAAAGATAGGGTCGTAGCGGTTCATTGAACTTGAGTACATACCAAGGTAGTTAGTGTGTTTCAATATGATTTGGGGGTGTAGCTCATTTGGGAGAGCGGCTGCTTTGCAAGCAGTAGGTAGTCAGTTCGATCCTGACCATCTCCACCAAGATTATCGCGGGGTACGTCAGTGGTCAGACTGTTAGGCTCATAACCTAGAAGACGGAGGTTCGAATCCTTCCCCCGCAACCAATACCTAAGCGGGTATGATGTAAAGGTAACCTGAAACCTTGCCAAGGTTTATTTCCGAGTTCGATTCTCGGTACCCGCTCCAAACACGGCCTCGCCCTCTAGTAATATAGTTCTACGGTGGGGTTTTTCTTTTGGCGTTTAATTACTTGACAAAGTGGTAAAATGATATTATAATTAAATATGATAGAAACAGCCGCTTACTGTATAATTGGATTCCTACTATTTGTTATAGTAGGAGGACTAATTGCCACACTATGTATTAAACGACGGGGGACTTGGTAATGGAAATTTCAAGAGCAGAACAAAGTATTATAAAATACAACTTAGAACAATATCGTGTAGATCAGACTCGTTTAGAAAAACAACGAACTGATGACTACGCTAAAAAGATTGAAGAACGCAGACTTGAGCAGATAATTGCAGAACGAGTATCAAGAAATCTTCGTTTAGATTTAGACAAAGGTCGAAACATCGACATAGAATGTTAGGAATATAGTATGCCAAAATGTTATCAATTAGTCGGGGTGCCGTGTTCTGGTAAGAGCACATGGGTAGACAATCAAGATTGGGCTCTACCTTGTGCAAAAATTAGTACAGACAAGTGGGTGGAAATTTACGCCAAAGAGGTAGGTAAAACTTACTCAGAGGTGTTTGTAGATTTTATGCCCACTGCTGTAGACTTAATGGCCAAAGAAGTTATTGCGGCCCGTGAATTAAAACGCGATATCATTTGGGATCAAACCAGTACAACTATTGCGAGCCGTAAGAAAAAGTTTCGTATGTTACCCGACTATGAACACATTGCTGTGGTATTTGAAACTCCTGAGCATAAAGAACTTGTTCGCCGAATGTTTAGCCGCCCAGGTAAGGATATCCCGGACCATGTTATTGCTAGTATGATTGCAGGGTTTGAAATGCCCACTGAAGAAGAAGGTTTTACAGAAATTTGGTATACCTATTGACAAACTGGTAAAATTGTGCTATAATTACTTTATGTACAAAGTAATAAGCAAAAATAATCTAACACTTAATATATGTCCAACTTTGGAAGAAGCAATGGCTTTCTCCAAAACTGTGGGCATGTTTGTAATAATTAAAGGCCCTGACTTTGAAGTCTGCGGTATTTTTGGTGTAGACACTGTCAGGGATGGAATATGTCCAGACGGCATTGCCTACGATTGGAACAAAACATCTCGCATAGGGCGAGTTAAAAAAGAAAGGATCAAAGATGACAGCAACATTTTTAGTCAGTGACACACACTTTGGTCACACAGGCGTATGTCGCTTCACCCGCAATGACGGGGTAACAAAGTTACGTCCTTGGGATAGTCCAGAAGAAATGGACGAAGCTATGATCAAGGCTTGGAACGAAAGAGTCAAGCCCACAGACAAGGTCTACCATTTGGGCGATGTTGTTATTAACCGTAAAGCATTACCTACGTTAGCCCGGTTAAACGGCGACAAGGTATTGATCCGAGGCAACCATGACATCTTCCGTGATGACGAGTACAGGTTGTACTTTCGTGAGTTACGGGCCTATCATGTTGTAGAGGGAATGATTTTTAGTCATATCCCATTACATAGTGACAGCTTAGGTCGTTTTGGTGTCAACGTTCACGGCCACACTCATGCTAACCGCGTGAAGAAGGCCCGTGGCGTAGATGCTAAAACTGGTGTTATCTTATACAGTGACGAAGATGATGTTCGTTATCACTGTGTATGTGTAGAACAAACTCCGGACTTTGCACCTATATTGTTTGAAGATGTTAAAAAGCGTATTTTAGAGGAGGGCGGTTCCATTGAATTTAGAAATGGTAACGGTCCTACAATGTAATATGACATACATCACAAACAAATATCAATCCATCCGACTGCCCAATGAACCGGGCATGTTGGAATGGTTGAAAGAACATTATCCATACTCTGAATATCATGTTGTAACAATCTAAAAGGACCTTCGGGTCCTTTTTTTTGGTCATTTGCTCTAGAGCAAACATTAGGTGCTCTGATCTTGCATTTGCTGTTCTATAAATGTATAATTACAAGTACAATGACAACATTACATATTTTATCTAGCCCTCACACCCCGGTACACATAAACAATAGAATAGATCCTTTTTCCATATCTACTCTAAAATTTATAAACTACATGACCCAATATGGATGGGATTGTATCCATTATGGTATCCCCGGATCTGAGGTTTCATGTGAGTTAGTTAATTGTTTACCTGTAAAATCTAATAATTTTGCAGTTAATATAACAGAGTATAATAACCTAGCAGGTAAAGAAATTGCCCTCCGTAAAAAGCCAGGAGACATAGTTATATGTATGTATGGTATAGAAAATAAAGATGCTGCCGAAGCAAATAACGATCTTAAAGTTGTTGAACCGGGAATTGGTTATACAATGACCGCAGTATTTGCCATGTATAAAGTTTTTACATCGTACGCACAAATGCACATGTATTATGGAATGAAAGGCAATGAACAAAATCCGGGATGGTTCGATGCTGTTATTCCAAACGGTATTACTGCTAGCGAGTTTGATTATACAGAAGAAAAAGGCGATTACTTTTTATATTTTGGAAGAGTAATTCCTAGCAAAGGTATCGACATTGCAATTCAAGCAACTAAAGAAACGGGTCAGAAATTAATAATTGCCGGATCGGGATCATTGGCAGATTTGGGTTACCATGAAATTCCAGATCATGTAACTATAGCAGGAGTATGTGATGCAGAACAGCGCCGTACACTCATGGCTCGAGCAAAAGCTGTTATTGGACCTACATACTATGTTGAACCGTTCGGCAATATGATAATAGAAGGTTACATGAGCGGCACTCCGGCAATTACCACAGACTGGGGTGGCTTCACTGAAACTGTAGTACAAGGTGTAACAGGATATCGTTGTAGAGAGTTTAGAGAGTTTGTTGACGCAATTAATAACATCAATAGAATATCACCTAAACGATGTAGAGATTGGGCTATGTTAAATTATGAAGATGCAGTAATACACGAGAAATTAAACAGTTATCTTAAAAAAGTACAAGAATCAAATTTTTATAGACCATGAAAAAAGCATTTATTGTAACGAGCTCTATAGAGGTAAACAATAATAATCCTCTAACTTATAGTAAAGTTCGATCTTATTTTTCTAATGAAGAAAGATTAAGACAAACCATAATGACCATTGCCTCTCTAGATTTAGTGTCCGATACAGAGACAACAATTTATATATTAGATACCAGCGAAAATTGGCAACAATATCGAGACCAATTATTATATCAAAAAAACTTAAAATTTATTAGTATAAAAGAAGAGTTCCCTGATATATACGAAATAGTAACTACTCACCCTCAAAAAAGTTATTGTGAGTGTTTGTCAGTATCTACATTTATTAGAAAATATCAAAAAGAACTTTTTGAAAATGATTATATTTTTAAGATAAGCGGCCGGTATTTTATCGATAGCTCTTTTGATCCAGCGGTGTTTAACAAATATAGTACAGATAGGATATTTTATAAGCAGCCTATTGCCTGGGAATGGAAAGATAAGTGGAATTATTCATTAGTTGATAGACGACAGGAACAAGGCAATAATTATCTGTACCAATACTCCTCTGTAATTTTTGGGTGGGGTAAGAAACATCACAAACACTTTTTAGATATGTGGTCAGGAATGGCGGCAATGCTGGCATTGCCTCACATGTATCATTTTGATATTGAAACTCTAGGTTATTACTTAACAAGACCCTTTGAAAAAGATATCATCGAAACCGACTGGACAGTTTACGGTTGGTTGGGACCTTCGGGCGAATTTGCAAGGTATTAACATGAACGTAAATTTAATTATAGTAGACGATTTTTATAGCAACCCGGAACAAGTTAGAGAATTTGCACTATCTCAAGAATTTTCTGTAAAAGGAAATTATCCAGGATCTAGAACAAAACCACATATTGCACCCGGTGTAAAAGAAGCAATCGAAGTCAATATGCAATTTGCCGGTAAGATTACAGATTGGATGAACTACGAACCTGAAACATCTTATACTGGGGCATTCCAAATAGCAACTTCCGACGACAGGACATGGATTCATGCAGACCACCATAACATGTGGGCGGCTGTTTGTTACCTAACACCGGATGCTCCGTTTACTGGAGGAACCGCTTTATACAGATATAAAGAAACGGGGGCCTTTAGGAGGACAGGGGCTGTAGACGACAGGTATGAAGGAAATGATTATACCAAGTGGGATAAGTTTGATGTTATAGGTAATAAATTTAATAGACTGGTAATATATCGAGGAGACTTATATCATGCCAGTTTAGATTATTTTGGTCATGATAAAGAAACTGGTAGGTTATTCCAAACATTTTTCTTTAATACTGAGAGTTACTGATGACTTACAAGATTTGTCAGGTTATTATTTCTACTAATAGATTACAATATCTACCACGTACACTAGCCTCGCAATCCAATATTAACTTCGAAGGATGCGAGGTTGACAGAATTTTTATCGACGACTATCCTAATGGTAGAAATAATGTTCTAATAAAAACACTGGCAAACGTACACGGTTTCAATGAAGTACACCTACATCCCAAGAACATAGGTATAACCAGAACATGGCAACACTTCTACGATATTATAAGAGACAGACATTACGATTATATATGGCAGCAAGAAGACGATGCTGAAATTGTACATCCTATAAAAATTGTTGATATTATTAATATTCTAAAATCAGATCCAACTCTATCTCAATTACAAATGAAACGTAACAATTGGTACGATTATGAAACTGAAGATATCACATGTAAGGACACAGACATTGTGACTCCTAATTATCGTTACGAAAAAGATTCAAGATGGTTTTGGATGATGGCTGCATTATATCCAGGTTGGATTGCCGAAGAACCAATATTAGAAACTACAGGTAATAATCCCTCAGAATGTGTAGTTGCTGATTATCTCCGAGAACGATATAATATAGGAACAGGATTATTAAAAACCAGCGAAGGTGGCATTATAGTTAACCACATAGGTGAAATTAATAGAGGTATAAAAGTTGCGCCCGGGGAACCAAGTTGGGAAGGGTTCAAAGGGTTTGATCCTAACAAAGATTACAACTCAAAAACAGGTGAAGAGATTGTATGAAAGATAAATTTGTTAACCTATATATAGATTGGGCTCACAGAGTAGCAGAATTAAGTCATGCTCGTAGATTAAAAGTAGGTGCTGTTGTTGTCAAAGATAATCATGTTACCTATGGATATAACGGCATGCCCTCAGGGTGGGGCAACGACTGCGAAAACCTAATAGGATATCACCACGGCGACCCCGTATATAAAACTAAACCAGAGGTATTACATGCTGAATCAAACGCTATTGCAAAATTGGCGAAGTCTAACGAGTCTGCTGATGGGGCTGACTTATTTGTTACTCACAGTCCTTGTATCGAGTGTGCCAAGCTCATTCATCAGTCAGGCATTTGTCGTGTTTATTATAGTGCGAACTATAGGGATGATGCGGGTATCAAATTCCTTAAACAATCGGGAATCACTGTAACAAAGATCGATAAGTAATTAACCATGAACATTTTTAAAAACATCTGGGTATGGATCCGAGATTACAAACAAAGAAAAGCATTAAAAAAACGTATTGCAGAGTTGCGTAAACGAGATCCGTTTATCTATTAAAATGATACTCGGTATTACAGCGCAAAATCACGATGCTAGTATGGCCTTAGTTGACGGCCAGGAAATTGTTTGGGCGGCACACAGTGAACGATATAGTCGTATTAAAAACGATAGTATGTTAGACCTTGATATGGTTAGAGAAATGCGCTCATACGGAACCCCCACAAAGATTGTATGGTTTGAAAAACCGTTTCTTAAAAGTTTACGCAGACTATATGCAGGTCAAAGTCCATGGATGACAAGTCCTATAGATCAATTAAGACTTGTAGGACTTAATACATTACCATTGGAGGTAGTAGGACATCATGAAAGTCATGCTGCGGCAGGATTTTATACCAGTGGATTTACTGATGCTAGTATTTTAGTTGTTGATGCTATAGGTGAATGGGATACTGTAAGCATATGGCAAGCTGATAAAACAGGCCTAACCAAAGTATGGAATAAAAGATACCCAAATAGTATAGGATTGTTCTATACAGCATTTACACACTGGCTAGGACTTAAACCCAATGAAGAAGAATACATCTTAATGGGCATGGCGGCATTAGGTAAACCTAGTATTAAAGAATTTATCAAAAAAGAATTCTTTTCTAAATTTAGTGCTCCTAATTTTAAGTTGCGACATAATTTGCATCAAGGTTGTGCATGGTGGTCTGCTCCAGACGGCATAAGCAAATATGATATTGCTGCCAGTGTACAAGCAATTATGGAAGAATATTTAATAGGTACAGTTAAATGGATGAAAAAACATCTGCCTAGTAAGAATTTTATATTCATGGGAGGTTGTGCTCTTAACTGTGTTGCTAATACTAAGATTGCCGAATTAGGGTTGTATGAAAATATTTGGCTTATGCCTAATCCCGGAGATGCAGGTAGTGCAATAGGCGCGGTTGCCGCATATACAAAACAACATCTAAATTGGCAAAGTCCGTATTTAGGTACAGATATAGATCGTAAATTAGATATAGATGGTATTATCAAAGAATTACTAGCAGGAAATGTTGTTGCTGTAGCAAATGGAAGGGCAGAGTTTGGTCCAAGAGCTCTCGGAAATCGTAGTTTACTTTGTGATCCGCGTGGCCCGGGTGCTAAAGATCGTATGAATAAACTCAAACGTAGAGAAGAATTTCGCCCGTTTGCGCCGGCTATTTTAGCCGAACAAGCAAGACTATATTTTGATATGCCAGTAAAATCTAGCCCATATATGCAGTTTGTGGCTCGTTGTAAACGGCCCGATTTACTGCCCGGAATCTGTCATGTTGACGGTACAAGTAGGGTACAAACTGTGGAAAAAGAAGATAACCCTAGGTTTAGGGCACTATTAGAAGCATGGTATAAAGCTAGTGGATGTCCAATTTTAATGAATACTAGCATGAATGTTAAAGGCGAGCCTTTGGTGAATTCATGGAACGATGCCCTTCGTTGGCAAGATATTAATGGTGTTAAAGTTTTTTAATATAATCTAAATGAATAATCTATCAGAAAGACTAGTATGGTTTACCGGAGCTCCCGGATCAAAATGGAGTGGAAGTGCTAATATTTTACAAGCCATTAAGTCGTTAAATTTTAATATTACAGACCGATCTCCTGAAAGAGAATATACGCACACTGGGCCAACTCCACTGGCAAGAAGTATAACCCATACAGGTGTCTACTTTGGACCAGGACACGGATATGGAGAAGACTTTCACAACATTAATTTACTCGATCCAGAGGTTGTAGAAAATAGTATTGCTCGAGAATGGACAGACTCTAGCTACGGCAGGCTGCTAGTCAAAAGCCATTTCTTCTCTCACAACTTAGATTATATTGCAGATACGTGGCCCAATAATCCAATCATTATGATCTTGCGCCCCGACATAAAATGTGAACAAGGATGGTTCGGGGCAGGTGGATGGAACATTAGTTATCCAGATTATCGTCCTTATTACAAAGACGATGATACCATGAAGGCAATGATAGCAGAACACAATAACAGGATTATTAATTTCTGCAACAGCAGGAATGTTGAGATCCAACCACTAACAGCAGATTATCTAAAATCAACCTTTGATTGGACCGTGGATCAAATTGAGAATACTGTAGAACAAGATTGGGTCTACAAACATTTGATCCACACAGAAGGTACTAAAGATGTAAGTATTGCAATTTATAATCAAAATAAATTATAAATTTTATTTCTTATAAACAAAGTACAATCTATTATTGTTATCTTTCTTGAAAGTTTCCAAGGTTAAGTTATGTGTTTGTCCTAGTTCGAAGGCAACTTCAAACGACCACGGAAATATGTCAACATAAGGACCATCGGGCCATAGTATCCCGGGGTTGACTCTAAAATACATTTTACCTCTGGGCATTAGTACACTGACTAATTTTGCAAATCTTTCATTGATTTCATCACGGCTATTAAAATTCAAACTGCCAAAAACAATGATATGATCAAAACTTTCAGGAGGTACTTTGAACTCTAAAATATCAACCATATAGTCTGCACAATTATTATATGGATCAATACCTACTAGGTTTTTAATACGACCTTTGAACGGATTGTATCCACACCCAAAATCTAATACAGACTTAGGATCTGTTTTATTAATTTCTTCAACTAATCCCCATCCGCTATACTGATATATCTTAGTAGTTGGTTTCCAAATTTCTCCAAAGAATCGATTTAGGTATTTCTTATCTAAGCGATCTACAACTTCATTAACTGTACCTGTTAGGTCTACGACACTAAATTGAAGTTCCTTTTTAATAGATTCCCTAAACTTGTCAAAACGTGCAGGAGTCCATGGTAAACTGTCTAGATCGGTTGTTTTGTCTAAAGTGTCTATAACTGTCTGATACTTGGGCAAATTAAATGCGATTTCTAATTTTTTTACAATTAGATTAAAAATTCTAGTATTCATTAAAAAATTCCTATTTTTGTTAAATATTTCATCAGAAGTTTCAAAATTCATTAAAACTTTTGTTTTTTTCTATTAAATATATTTAAGGAGATTATATAAACATGAAAAAATTCTTAACAGCGATTTTATTATTAGGTAGTGCAATATTTGCACATGCTTGGGAACCGTCGGCACCTATCACCGTTGTTGTTCCTAATGCACCGGGCGCTGGCAACGAAATTGCATTTAGAATTCTAGCTAAACAGGTGGAAGAAAAGGCAAAAGTCAAATTTGTATTTGATTATAAGCCAGGAGCAGGTGATACTATTGCAATGAATCATCTTAATACATTAAAAAATGACGGTCATTATATCGGTATCCCTGCATGTCAAAGTACATACGTTACTGCAGAAATTTGGTATCCAAACTATGTAAAATTTAATGCTATGGATTTTGTTCCTGTTACAAATATGGGTAAAAGTCCATTAGGGATTTATGCCAAATTAGGATCAGACATCGATACCCCGGAAAAATTAATTGCTGAAATTAAGTCGGGTAGTCGGCCGATTAATTTTGCTGTTGGCGGATCTGGGCATAAATTAGCTGTTGAATATATGGTTACAAAAATCAAACCTAATAAAGATACTGTTGAAACTATTATGTATAAAGGGCCCGCACAGGCTATGACTGACGTACTAGCAGGGCAGGTTGAATTTGGAGTGTTTCCTATTGCAGTAGGCGCACAGATGGTTAAGTCAGGAAAGATCAAATTAATTGCACTCGCAGGGGAACAACCGATGCCGGGGTTAGAAAAAGCCAAATTAATAAAGGACTATATTCCCGGATTAAATGTATACGCTTGCTGGAATTTAATATTGCCAAAGAATACTCCAGAAGAAGTACAGGATTGGTACCACAAGAATTTTATTCCTGTTCTTAATTCAAAAGAAACAAAAGAACGATACGATGAACAATTTATATTCATTAGTCCTAAAGAACAGACTCCAGAAGGAGTCCGAGCAGGGATGCATAGATTACGCGAACAATGGCAACCGTTTGCAAAAAAAATTAAACCTGAATAAAATTGTTCGAACTACTAATTGCCAACATTACCTATGTTAGCTACAGGCTCATTGTTAGCGGGCCTGCAGTCAAACTATTAAACAAATTCCTGCCGTTCTTTGCGGCAGTTTTTGTTATGGCCCAGGCCAGCTATGCCTACGATACTTTTGTGTTTGGATATTATTTTAATGCAGTAGCATTACCCGGTGTATTAGATTATCTACAGCATGATGCCTTATACACATTAAGAGTATTAGCGGCTTGGTGGGTAATACGCAAACTATGGAGTTGGATAGGAAACTATTGGATTGCAGTATTCATAGGTGCAGAACTAACTTTTGTCTGTGATTATTTTATCTTCGGTAATCTCTTTACTTAAATAATCAAAAGATATAATTAATGAAAACAGATCCATACTGGGAATTAGGACTAGATAAAAAATATAATCCCGACTCCTGGAGTAATAAGAAAGATCCTGAGACTATTAGTGAACGACAGTCTTGGAATCAAAAATGGTTAGTAGATGCTGTTAATAAATTAGAACCCGGCCTAGTAGTTGATGCAGGCTGCGGGCATAATAAGTGGAAACACAAAATTAAAAATCTAATAGGATTTGATGCAAATCCATTTCCTAATATAGATTTTCAATCAACAATTTTAGATGCACCTATAGAAGTAAATTCAGTTGATGTATTATTATGTCTAGGTAGTATACAATTTGTTAACAGAGATTACGTAGAAAAGAATTTAGATAAAGCACTTTCGTGGGTTAAAACTAATGGACATATTTTTATGCGTGTTATAAAAAAATGGGATCAATATTCTGAGAATCAATTAACCTCAACTTTTAAGAATAACTATTTTTGGGAAGATACTGATATTGAATATTTTAGCAACAAATTTAATTTAGAAGTTGTTGGCAAAGTTCATACTAAACAAAAACAAAAACTTGATAGAAGTAATGGCGGAAATCCGTTTAGACTATATTGGGTATGGAGAAAATTATAATGGATTTCGATAAAAGCCCCTACGAGTTATGGTCAAACTTAAAAACTGCGGAGCCAGTTTCTTACGAGAAATTTGACGGACTTTATGAATTTTGCAAAGCAACTAGCCGATATCATTTTGATCCAACGGTAGATGATACAACATCAGAAATTCCTGTTGTTGTTCCTATTTGCAGATTTTCGGGAAATTGGGCAGACGAAGTTATAGCAATGACTGAGCAAACATTCCCTGCAACATTTGACTATAGGTCAGAAACTAGACAAGATAACAACAACTCAATGGAATATAACGATTTTAAGAGATGGGGTTATAATGTCGAAGGTGAAAATTCCTATACCGTACTTAACAGAACACGTCATGCAGAATTACCGCCACTACTGCAACAAATGTCTGATCTGTTTGGGTTTGAACATCCAGCATTATTAACCGGTGGCAAACCCAATATCAAGTTTGATGTACAAAAACCGGGACAAATGTTTTACTGGCATCTGGATAACTTCGGTGGTATATTAAAGAAACAAAGAGATGACTATAGAACATTTGCCGAGTGCGATTACGATCAGAGAAAGTTAATGCGTGTTATTATATTCTTAGATAATCAGCATGACGGACAAGTATGGAAACAAGGCAATGAATACCTAACATGGAAGAAGGGAGATTGTATAACATGGCCGTGGAGAGATATTCCTCACGGAACTGCAAACTTCAGTCATTTTAATAGACCCACACTAAACATAACTGGTCGTGTAACTGATAACACTTACAATTTTTTAAAAACTTGCCCACGGACTATTGACCTAGTATGAACAACGATTTAGAGAAAAAATTAAAAGAATCATTTACTCCTCCCGAACGTAGATATCAAATTCAATATCCGAGACTTGGCAAGACTAAGTTTATAGAAAAGAGAATTAACAAATACGAAAAATGCGGCATGGAAATGATTGAGTTTGTCAACAGACTTACTCCGTCTCTTGTATTAGATCTTGGGTGCGGCGATAATCAATACAAATCTTTAATTGATAATTTAGTAGGTATTGATTTAGTAAATGATTCTGCAGATATAAAAGCAGACATAACGCATATACCGTACAATGATAACACCGCAGATGTTGTTATATGCTTTGGAAGTATAAATTTTGGAACAACAGAATTAATTGAAAAACAACTGTTAGAAATGCAACGAGTATTAAAGCCCGGTGGATATGCAATATTTCGTGGCAACATGAAAGATCATAGTGATTCTAGAAATATATATTATGGCTGGAGTACCGACTTAGTACATAGTTGGACAGAGGAATTAAATCTAACATTATGCTCAGGGCCAGAGTTGATAACCAGAACTAATAGATTTGGGGATAAAAAAGAAAACTGGGTAGACAAAGTTGCGTTAAAAACAAATACAGAGAGCCGAAGCCCGTACAGATTATTTTGGATATGGAAAAAATGAATTATACAGGACAAGATTTAATTTTTGCAACAGGTGCACCTGGATCAAAGTGGAGTAGAATTTTAGCGTTAATTGGACTACACCCGTCTATTAATAACAGCGATAAAGATAACCTTCCAAGATATAATATGGATGTTACTTTTCCAAGCGGAAGAGTGGTAAAAGTAGGAAATCACTCAGGGGCTTATTTTGGACCCTATAATAAAATAGGCGAAAATTTTGAAGATCTTACCGCACTGTCTAAAGAAGAATTTGTAGAAGAAATTAAAAAACCATTTGACAATTGGGAAACCGGTATAAAAATAATCAAGTCTCACTGGTTCAGTTACAAAAACAATTTGAATTGGCTCAGAGAAAATTTTCCTGATGCAAAAATTATTTTGTCATACAACGGCAACGAAGTTGCATTCAAATGGTGGCATTTTGTAGGTGGATGGAACATTGACTTTCCTATATATACCTGGTACAACAACGACTCACGCATGTACGAAAAAATCTTAGAAGAAAATGCAGGACTACTAAGTTTTGCAAAAGAAAATTTAATTCCCATACAATTTTATTCGTCTGTGCCAAATATACTATTGGAATTAGGATTATCTAACGATCTAGATTTTTTAAATTACATAGACAATAACGATATAGATATTGTTGTAAAAGGCATAGCAAATCCAAGAGATGTAGTTGATGTTTATACAAACGCTGGTAAAGGTTGTGCCCTAGGTATATTAACTAATACATATACCCCGTGTACGGACATTACAGATTTTAACAATAAATTATTACAAGCAAACGCTACAGCAATAGATCGCCATAATGAAATTAAAGTTGAAGAATTGCTTAAACAGAGACACGGGCGAGAATGGCTAGAACAAATTAACTTTATTGTACAGGCATCAAAAAACTCAACTAAATAATTATAACTGTGTTTACTACTAGGAAATAACATATGAGACTTAATATTTTTGTCGGACTAGACGGAACAAATGCGCTTCTTAAAGATACTTTAGATGATGATCTGAGTATCAATAGATTTATAGGTTCGTTTGCTAGAACTCTAATTTATCGATCATTTGATGAAATTTTTAATCTTATGTTTGACAAAACATATACCGAGTCCGAGTCTGGAGAATATGTGTTAACGGTTTCTAGAACTGGGGCAGCAGGCCACCTGCTTTCAACATTATTAGAAAAATCTCCAATTGGAACAAGAGTTTGGTTCTTCAAGAGTATTAACGACGAAATTTCAATAGATCTTTATAAAAAATTTGTAAGGTCGGGTGAGGAAATGTTAACTAATCGGGGTACGCGAGTTACAGGTTTAACCGATGAACAACTTGGTGATGATACGTTAGTTACACAATCTGCCGTAAATGGATTGCAAGTATTGGATTCTGTAGCAACAGGTATGACTGCCTCAAACTGGAGCAATTTTGATATGTCAGTGTTTTACGGCGGCCCACTCCCCGAAACCAGTCCAATATTAACTAGACTGTTTGTAAAATCTTAAGGTAGTTTTATAAACTTCTCAATTGATATTAGATCTAGATTACCCCAGGTTATTTTTAAATGCCTGGGGTGATCTGTTTTTATACGCTGGTTATTATCTAACGCTAGTTTATTTTTAACAAATTGCAAATAGTTCTGTTTAGGGTTTTGATATTCCCATAAATCTTGCAAGGTTGCCCCTGGGTTCTTTTTTTCTAACGCACATACATCTTGTGCATATTGATTTTTGTAATCTGGTTTGAGGCCGGGCAATTTATAGTATGCCGGAAACTTTGCCGTAGTTTTCAAATATCGATCAGCGACACTATCTATGTCTGTGTCAATTAGAGAAATAACTTTTGCATTTGAAAATCTGTTTAGCATGGATAAGGGGGTGTCGTGTAATACCCAATGTAGATATTGTGTGTCTAAGATATCAGAAAATTTAGACATCCTCGATGCCCATACAGAATTATAGTAAAAATCTATGTCAGTTTTGTTCCACCAAACTTCTATACGTTCTCCTACTAAGGGAACTGTATGTTCTCCAATTAATCTATCATAATGATATTCACTGATATCTTTACCTGATACACGATTAGGACTATAATCAAGAAATAATTGGTTAGGGGTTATTCCATTTTTTTCAGATGCATACCAGTACACTGAGTCAAGTGTGCTGATTAACCTACCTAGGCGATGTCCACCGGCACCTTGATTTGCAAGTATGAATAGATAGTTTTTATGATCAGTCATCTATATTATTCCGTTGCTTGAACTGATTTCTAACTTCAGTATATCTATCCTTGTTTAGTTGCCACACTGTTTGTTCAGTATAAAATAATTCAGTTTTTTCAATTAAGCAATCGACTATTCCCTGTTTTGCAAGTAGGCCCAATACCTTGTGGCTTTTATTCATAGAAACAACATTAGAATTATCCCAGTTAGTTGTTATAACTAATTGCTTATTTCCTAATAAATTTGTCCAATTGATTGCTAATGGAATATGTGTGTAAAAGGGAATCGAAGTCATGTGCGTTTTGCTCATGATTCCTAGATGATTCTGATATTGGTGAAGAGTTGCTCCCCTAAACAAAATACGATAAGTATCCTTGCTTATTTCTGGCAACGGATGACAACCACTAATACTAACAATTATATCATCTATATACGTTAGAAAAAATTGACCGCCTTGATCTAAACACCATTCAAGTTTTATTGCATCTAAACTTTGATTGTTTTTATATCCCTGCTCTTGACACAATTTACAAAACTTTTCTAGAGACGGTTTATGGATATCAGAATAAAGTACTGTTGTTAACTTTTTTTTGATTCCCACAAATCTAGTTCCTTATTAGTTCTCCCAAGATAATATAGAGTACCTTCTATATCTACTACACGATCTTTAGTACAATACCAACCATTAAAAATACAAATATCTCCGCTTACTACTAGTTCTTCATCAACTATTTTGTATTGGCACCATGCAGTGTTGCCTAAAATACTTGCATTCGGGGGCGACAATTCTTTGTATCTTTTAACTTTTTCCATATTATCAAATACTATATTGATCGCAATTGGTCCAATTTCACTCATACCCCAGTTAACCATAAATGTTGCACCACGTTTTACAAATTCTTCTATAATTTCCCAAGAGACTGGGTCAGCCCCGCAGGTAATCCAAACTCCTGAAAGATCTAAATTTTCAAAACCTTTGGTTAACATGATTGCCCTGGCATGCAATGGTGTTATATGAGTATGCGTATAATTGCCTATATCTGCAATAAACCTATAAGCGTTAAAGGGTACAATATCTACTGTTGCTCCTAGGCTAAGGGCAGGCAATGTTTGAGCTAACAGCCCGCCTGCATGTTTGATATTGCAACAGGTATAAATTTTACTATCGGAATTTATATGCTGGGCCTCCAAAGATACTTTGTTAGCAGATTCTAATTTTTTGGGATTTTGGTAATATTCTTTGGATTTACCACTACTGGTGCCCGAACTAGCAATAGTAATTCCGTTTTGTAAAATTTCTAGAAAATTTAGCATGGATTAATAATTATAGTAGTATTTATTTGACATAACCAAAAGTAATTGTATAATAGAAACTATGCCCAGCTAAATATTTGGGTACTATAAAGGCTGTACAATGGCTAGAAATACTGCAAAGTTTGATTGGTCAATGCTAGATCGTCAAGGTCTAATACAATTTTTGGCTGAAATTTCACCCAAACTAGTTGGACAGGAATTAACCAATTCTAAATTCCATAGTATAATTTCCAAACATATTAAATCTCAACTTCCTGTAAAAGTTATCAAGCGTTCTGATACAAAAGTAGATTTTGGGCATGTATACACAGGTGGTGCTTACTACAGCGATGATGACAAAGCTCGTAGACAATGTATAGAAATTGTATTTGTTTATAATCCTCTTATCGGATCTGTATATGTAACCCATCAACGATTCTACAGAATGTGTGCATTGTTTGCAGATACTATCTTACACGAACTTATACATATGAGACAATATCGTAGTAGAAAGTTCAAAGAACTTCCAGATTATGCCAGTAGTGCAGAAAAAACTGAACAACGGCAAGAACAGGAGTACTTAGGTAACCGTGATGAAATAGATGCCTACGGATTTAACATTGCCTGTGAACTAATGGATAAGTTCAACAATAACGAAGAACAAGTTATTGCATATCTCAGCGAAGACCAAAAAGGTATGAGACGCAAATTTAATTGCTGGAGAATGTATCTTAAAGCATTTAATTACGATCATAATCATGTTATTATTAAACGGGTAAAGAAAAAGGTCATGCGTTATATACCATATGCTAAAATGGGCAAGCCGTATCGAGCCAAAGATTGGATAAGTCGCTAATTGATCTAGCATAGATTTCATGCTATAATAGTAGCATGACATACACCGTTTACAAAAGCCAAGTACACACAATTAGGCAAGAAGATCCTAATTTTATGATCCAAGACAGATTAACTATCACTCCCCGAGCGGGATTTGAAATAAGCAATACCTGTCCAAGACATCATAAATTAATAATTATGGAAGCTATAAAAAATGGATGGCTACAACCTGTGGCCAGTGTTACAGAGCGCGAACTTATTTTTGCGGGGCTTACTAAATGACTCTTGACATGCCCGGTACTTTAGGTGGTGCAAAAATTATCTTTGCTGATGAAGTTGCAGATAATTATATTAATATAAAGAAAGAAAATAAAATGTTTTTTAATAAGCCGCCAAAGGTTGGTATTGTCGGATTGGGATTTGTCGGCAGTGCTATTAGAGATAACATGGAACATGCCTGTGATCTAATTTTGGTAGATCCTCCTAAAGGCCTGCAGGGCAAGTATGAAGATCTGTTAGACTGCGAAGGTGTGTTTATATGTGTTCCCAGTCCACAAGGCGATGATGGCAGTTGCGATACTAGCTATCTAGAAAGTGCATTAGATAAACTTGCATCTTTAGGATACAATGGAGTTATAATTAGCAAAAGTACAGCACCTCCTAGTGTTTATAAAGCACTACAGACAAAACATAAAAATCTAGTCCATGCTCCTGAGTTTTTAACTGCCGCAGATGCTAGTAGAGATTATGCTAACGGCAAGTTTGCTATCATTGGCGGTTGTGTGGGTGCATATCAACGAGATGCAGAACGTATTATTCGCTGGGGACAACCTGGCATCGGTGAAAATGTTCGCTTCTGCACCATTGATGAAGCCGCCCTAGCCAAGTATACTATCAATACATATCTAGCAACTAAAGTATCATTTATGAATGAAATACATAATGTTGCAATAGCAGGCGGTATGAACTACAATACTGTGATAAGTATGGTCAATTTAGATTCAAGAATTGGTTCAAGCCACTTGAGGGTGCCAGGTCCTGATGGATTATTCGGCTTCGGTGGTGCTTGCTTTCCAAAAGACACAGCTGCCTTACTCAAATACGCAGAAGAAGTAGGTGCTAGCATGATGGTATTGGATGCCGCTGTTAGAAAAAATACACTACTACGGTTGACAGAACCTAAATAATACTGTACTATTAATACATATGGCAATCCACTGCCTTAACATCGGAGAACAATTATAATGACAAATAGACAAACAGGGTTAGACGCAATGGCAGGCGATGGCGGCTATCAAGAAGAGCAGTATTTAGGTAACTATCTTCGCGCAAAGATGAGACGCGACGGAAAAAGGTTTTGGGCAGGCGATAACATTAGCGAATATGTTAACGACTATAACAAAGAACAACTGATTGACGAAGCTACAGAAGCATTTGAATTAGTGCTAGATCGTTTGCTTATTGATCGTGAAGACGATCCTAACAGTAAAGGTACAGCGAGACGACTTGCTAAAATGTACTTTAATGAAATTATGGCAGGAAGATATGAACCAGCACCAGACGCAACAGCATTTCCCAACGACTCAGCGGACCGTTATGAAGGTATGCTTGTTGTTCGTAGTGAGCTTCGCAGTATGTGTAGCCATCATCACCAACCCGTTAGTGGGGTTGCTTATATTGGCATTATTGCCGCTGAGAAACTCATCGGACTCAGCAAGTACACTCGCATCGCACAGTGGTGTGCCCGTCGAGGTACTCTCCAGGAGGAACTTTGTAATGACATTGCTAGGGAAATCGAAAAAGCCACAGGAGCCAAAGACCTAGGTGTTTACATCCAGGCAGTACACGGATGCTGTGAGAATCGCGGCATTATGGCGCATAGTTCATTAACACAGACAACTGTACTCAAAGGTGCATTCAAAGATGACGGCAATACTAAAAAAGAGTTTTTTGATAATATCAAATTACAACAAGAATTTGCGCCTCGTTAAATGAAACTTGCATTTTATATTAGTTCTGTTATCAATGTAGATAGCACGAATGGATTTGGACATACGCCAGTTAGGAGTGCCTTTTCGGCAGAAGAACGATTTAGGCAAACACAATTTACTATTGCTAGTATCCGATTGCTGTTTCCAGAGTCAAAAATATTTCTATTTGAGATAGGACATAATGTAGATAAAATCCGCAATGATTTAAATTATGTCAGTAACTTAGAAGTTGTGTCTGCTGAAGAATTAGATCCAGTTGTTACACATCTATGTAGAACTAATACTTCAAAAGGTACTTGTGAAACTGCGGCAACCATATTATTTTTAAAACATTATATTAATGAACTTAAAGAGTACGATTATTTTATTAAGGTTAGTGGTCGGTATTTTTACACAGATGTAGATACCTCAGTATTGAATCAAGAAAATACCAACAAATATATTTCTAAGTATACAAAAGTATGGGATTGGTTAGAATGGTGGGGTTATCCCGATTTGCTAAAAAACAATGGAAAATTATTTTGGACACCTAGTACATCATATGCTGTAGGTAGAGAATTACTAGATGACTTTAACCAATCGTTGACAGTAATGTATGAATACTATATTAATAATCCAGAACTAGCAAAAATAATAGACTTCGAATGTTTATTGTATCATTTTGTGATACAGGATAAACCATGCGTCGAAGTACTTTGGCTCCTCGGAGGATGGGGCGGACAAAATGGACAATTCGGTGAACTGTAAATTGGCAAAAATAAATTTGCAAATTAACAAGAAATATGTTACTATATATAACAAAGGAAGAAAATGAAAAACAAAGGTAAACTAAACATTCCACAGCGCCAGACACCTACGGCGGCTGCGACAATGCAACGTACAATGGGGCAACCTGCACAACAACCAGGTCAACGTCCTAGTGTTATGATTGCAGTTCCGGCAATGGAAATGGTTAATGCTGAATTTGCACAGCACTTGGCTATGGCCGCAGCCAATATGGTTGCCAATGGCATTAAAATTAACTGTGCATTTAACATCGGTAGTGTTATCACTATTGCTCGACGAAACTTAGTTGACATCTTTTTGAAGTCAGACTTTGACTATATTTGGTGGGTTGACAGTGATATGAAATTCCCGATTGACGCACCTATGCGTCTGTTGGCTCGCGACAAACCTATTGTTGGTGCTAACTATCGTCGTCGACGTTTTCCTAATCCTAACTTTACCGGTATGAGTGGTAAAGCAGGATCTTTCACAGAGTTTCAAACAACTGATAATAGTCCAGCAATGGAACTAATTGATGTTTTACCGCACGGTATGGTATTATGTAAGCGTGAAGTTTACGAAAAAATTCCACAACCTCATTACTTGCAAGAATATGTTCCACACCTTAATTTAGAAATTGGTGAAGATATTTTCTTCTGCCAGCAGGCTCAAAAGGCAGGCTATGAGATTTGGTGTGATCAAGAGTTAAGCCGAGATACAGCACACATCGGTATTTTCCACTTTAACTATAACCTAAGTGTGCCAAAATAAAAGAAAGGATTCCTATGTTTGAATCTATTGAAATACGCAAAGTTAAAAACGGTGTTATCGTTACTTTGCGTACCGACGAAGATGAAGATCAAGAATATGTATATGATACTGACCGCAAGGCTATCAAATTCGTTAAAGATCTTCTCGAAGTTAAAAGCAAAGAGCAAGCCCCGGCTTGATAAATTATGACAGTTAAAAAGAGATACAACGTAGGCGAGGTCGTTTGGATTTACGGTGTTCGTCGAGCTAATGATAAATCTACACAAGGTACTGTAGTTAAGTCATTTAATATCGAAGGATATAATGATATGCACTATGTTGTATCTATTCCTACAGAGATAGAACCTTTGCTTGAGATTCGAACATGGCAGACTATTAGCCAAACTAAAGATGGTCATGTAGGTAGTCTGCGAGAAGCATTTGAAATCCAGATGCGGCACATCGTATGCTGGCTAGAACTGGTATGTCAATTATTTCAAACAGTGAAGAAGAATTCACAGATGACGGACACGACGGTATGGGCAGTTTTGCCGAAGACGATATTAGTCCAGATGCTATTCATGCCGCACTTGAAAAATCAAGACAGGATGCTAGCCATACTCCACTATTAGTTAAGGATGCTAAACCCAAGCGTCGAAACTTTGCTCGTAAGAAAAAAGTATAATGAATTCTGCATGGGTCCAAATGATAGGACAAGTGTATCCAGACTATGATGATTTGAAATACTCAATGGAAAAAGGTCCTACCATCAAAACAGTTCTAACAAAAATAAAAAATCGTTGGACATTAACTCTCGAAGAAGAATGGCATCATGATTCTGGAGGATCATATACTATAAATTCCGGATCTATTATGTTAGACGACATTATCGAGTGGACTGAAAAAGAACTAACAAAATGGAAAGACTGTAATAGAATTGCATGGGATATGTGGCAGTTTAAATCAAAGCGCGATGCTGAAAAATTTATAACATTATTTCATCTAATATGGGTACAGTAAGATTCCAAGTCGTTGAACAAGATGGGCAAGAGATTGTGAAAGAAATTCACAAGACAGTTGTACATAAATTTAGTATGGGCGATGTTGAAGATCCAGACTTATATGCCGCAGAACCGTTATGGAACTGGCAAGAGAGTGAACAAGGTAAGTTTGTCATGGAACATGCAATTGAAGTTCCAGTGTGGCACAGGCAAGTAGATGCCCACACTTACGGGCATTTATATATTGTAGTAGCAGAGCTCGAAGCAAAGAAACTAAGCGAATTTTATCTAAGATGGGGCAACGATGGAAGTAACAAGATACGGTGAGACTTGTACCGTTAAACAAGCAAACTCAAGTAAAACAGTAGAGGCAGCAGTACACGAGTTTAAAGAACGACAAAACTTAACTGTGGTACTAAACAAAAGTGTAAAGTTACCTATGACATGGAATGGTAAAATGTATGAAGGTCGGATGGCCGGAATTGACTTTACCAGCACCGGTCCCTCAATTAATAAAACAACAACAGGACGAGGATAATATGACAAATCCATTTCGTGATCAGGAAAAATTTATGAAGGCGTGTGACCAAAGTGTCACCGGTGATCAAAATCAATTTGATATGTATATGAATTTAATTGATGAAGAATACCGAGAACTTAAAGATGCGCCAGATGATGTTGAAACATTAGATGCGCTAATTGATATTTTAGTTGTTACTATTGGTGCTATACATAGTGCCGGGTGGGACGCAGAAGGTGCTTGGAAAGAAGTTATGCGTACTAACTTTGCTAAGATTGATAAAGAAACAGGTAAGGTTCGAAAACGGGAAGATGGCAAAGTGCTTAAACCTGTCGGATGGGCTCCGCCAGATTTGAAAACTTTTGTTAAAAAGTAATTGACAATCACTCCTGTTTTGTGTATAATTAAATACATAAACAGGATTTTTACTATAAAGGAAAATAATATGTTTGGAACAACTTATACAGGCGGAATGACATATCGTTCTGCCAGCGAAATTAACTCAGCAATGGGTCGTGTGTATGGACACATGAGTCTTGCTGTTATTGTATCAATGTTTGTCAGTTACTTTGTAGGCTCTAGCCCAGAGTTGTTGGCATTCTTTTTTACAGGTTGGATGAAATGGATTGTGATCTTTTCACCACTTGCGGCAATCTTTGGTGTTAGTTATGTGCTAGGTAACAATCCTAGTAAAGGGGTAGCACAACTTTGTCTACATGGCTTTGCGGCCCTAATGGGATTAAGTTTTGCCACAATCTTTGCCATATTCACTATAGGTAGTATTGTCAGTGCCTTTATGGGTGCAGCCGTATTGTTTGGTGTAATGAGTGGCTACGGGTACTTTACCAAACAGAGCCTAGACAGTCTTGGCAAATTCATGTTTGTTGGTTTAATTGCTATCATCATTGCCAGCATTGTTAATATCTTTATTGGTAGTACTGTAATGCAGATGGTAATCTCTGCACTGGCCATTATTATCTTCCTTGGCTTAACTGCCTATGACACACAAAAGATTCGAGAAGAACTTAGTATGGAAACTAGTGATAGTGCAGAAATTCGCGGAGCACTAACGCTATATATGGATTTCATCAACTTGTTTATTAACCTATTACAACTTTTTGGAGATCGTAAATGATCCGTGAGTTTATCAACATTGTATTGGCAGAGAATGCCGTTACGCAATTTGCTAGTTCAGCACACGAAGAATGGCGTAGATCATTGCCACCAAATGAACAAAATGTTCCTAGGATAAGAAGCAAAAACGGTGGTCCAAAAGCGGATATTAATGTGCCTTTTGAGGAATTACACCCAACAGCACAACAAGAAAATTTAGCCGCAGGTAAAGCTGCCGCAGAAGCTGTAACTAAATTTCCTAACAATATTGAGCAAGCCGCAGAGTACATTCATATTGAATGGATGAAGCGTAACCCAAAAGACGATTATACTGCGGCACAACATGTACCCTACGATCAACTGCCCGAAGATGAAAAAGAAAAAGATCGCGTTCATGTACGCACAATGATGAAACTAATGAGCAAATAAAATGGCACACCACACAAATTATTGGAGTTGTAGTCCTTTCGCAGATTGGCTTCGCGGCACATCAAAAGGAGGAGCCAAGACTGCGGAAGATTGGGATGAATGGACAAAGAACGCTGAACTTAATCATAGAATTCGTTATTGGCTAGCCGAAGAAGGTCTTAGCTATCTTCAAGATTTTGTTACTTGGCCTGTAAGGAAAATTTATGATATCAAATATTACATCAATAATCGGTGGGTTACTCGTACTCATAGCCTTACTGCTCATGCTAGGGATATCCGTCCTGGTGATTGGAGCGACGTGGGTAATAGGTTTCTCCCGTGCTTGTTTAACGAACTTGTGGACTTTGTTGAAATCGAACAAGCATGGAGCCACATAGCCTGGGACGACGAAGCACGGAAGAAATACAAGGCGCCATTCTGGGCCGCTGGTTGGTTTCGCTGGCGTACATGGCGTTGCCCCGAAGCAGGATTAGATCACTTGAATTGGGCTGGCGAATTGCGTATGACTGAAGACTGGGGTGTACACAGTGGAGACAAAGGCTACGGTGAACTAACTGGGCAGGCTAAAAATGCTCGAGAAATAAAAGAATTGTACCTATGGTGGACTGAAACTTATCGCAATCGTCGTGATCCGTATGAAGCCAGTGGATGGACTGCTTACTGTGAAGCACAACGTGAAGCAAATGGTGGCCGACTAAGTTTCAGTGGTGAGAAAGATCCTGTGCTTAAAAAGCAAAGCGAC